TCAAACCGGCGAATCATCACGCATCAGATCGATGATTGTATGCGTCACTACGCCGCAAACGTCCACGTCATCAAGCGCCTCTCCCTCGATCGCCCCACCTTCAGCCGTGATAAGCGCCTTTCCCATCAGTTTCGCGAACTCAGCGCGACCGTCATATCGAACAAGCACCGTATCTCCCTGCTGCGGCCTCCGGGACACATCAATGACTGCGTAGCCGTCACTGGTTTCAACTACAAGCGTATTTGCGCCAAGGTTGCACAGACTGGTAATGCTGATCCTGCGCTCAATATAGTCAGTTGCTGGAGACGGAAAGCCCATATCACAACCCTCCGTTCGGGTTGAACAGCTGGAATGTACGGTCATCACCCTCTTGCGTTGAAACATCCCGGAATGTCGTCACGTAATGCTCTATCCACTGATTGGCCTGCCGTGGCGACCAGTGCCAGTTATACCGCTCCAGCTCCGCCATGAATCGGCGCGTAGTGATGGTGCGCCTTCCGTTAGGCTCGATGACTATCGCCGCCCGGCAGGCTGTTTCGATTTCGTAAAGACGCGGCATGATCTGAACCTCTCAATAACACTGTTTTTATATACAGTAGATTCATTGAGAGATCTGATCAATACAGGTTCCAGCTATCGATCAGGCGCACCGACGCAACATAATGATTATTCAGAAGCAGGCAGGTACTTGTAGATAGTTTTCACGTCTACCCCTATTACATCGGCTACCGACCCAATGTTTTAACTGCTCAGACCAGAAATATCTGGAAGCTTTAGGCATCTTCTTGGAAGATAGATGAGCGCAAAGACGCACACAGCAATGATGTTATGTAGTATTTTCCCCTTGAGTGTGCCTGCTCAAGGGGATTTTTTATCGCCGTATTGTACTGGCAAATATTTGTAAATCGTCTTCACTCCCACGCCTGTCACATCGGCCACACGCTACTGGACAGGCGCTTAGTCCGGTATGTTTCTCGCGCTACTACTGCTTACGTTAACGTCTGGTAATGATCTAGCGGCGCGACGTAAAGCGGCGTTGAAAGCAATTATAGTGACCGGCCGGCGATGGTACTTCACACGGTTAGAATGACTCTGAAATAAATAAACATCTTCTGGATAGCGTTCTCTTCTACGAGCAATCATCGCCTCCACTGGAGGGGTTGATTTAACACGTAGCTCCTTCAGGTGACCCTGTTTTCGTATCAGTATCAAGTCACCATCAATATCATCATATCGAATACTCAGCAGCCTTCCAGCGCTTAAACCCGTGTGAAAAATTAACGCCCACAAGTCAGCCCATGTATCTGAGATGGAAACAAGATTGCTGTTAATAGTTAAAAATTGCTCAAAACTTATTGTTTTCTTACCGTTCACGAACAAACCAAACTGTTTTCAAAGCTGAATGAATTGATTAAGCCAAACGTAACATATCAGGAAAAGTAGTGAAATCTTTGTCTTCAAGTCGCCGGGAGGTACTTGTAGATTGTTTTCACGTCTACACCTATCACATCGGCTACCTGCTGCCGGGTAGCGCCGTTCTCCAGCATTCTGCGGCACTGCTCCACCACATCTTCAGTCATTACCCGGCGACGGCCACCGACTCTCCCCTGCTCCCCTGCTCCCTCGCTGCGGCTAAACCCGCTCTGGTTCGCTCGACAATCAGCTCTCGTTCCATCTCTGCCATTATCCACATGCGGTTTTCGCTGTGCTCTGCCGTTTTGTCGACGAAATAAGACTGCTCGCGTGCGATCCAGGCGTTAGCCTCCACCTCGGAAAAGTGGATGCCGCGCCGGCGAAGCGCAGTAACGAAGTCGCGGGTGTGAAGGTACTGGAACCCCTTGGAACTGCGCAAAATGGACTCGCGGAAAGCCGCAGCGATGTCTGACTGTCGAAGCATGATATGCCCTCCGATAAATGCTGTTTTTATATACAGTAGTTTTATCGAGAAGACAGATCAAAGAGGCTGCGGCTATCAATTTTCATGACAGCCGCTAATCAGTTAACCTTTAGGAGCACTCCAGATACCTGCCTGCACACCCACCACGTTACGCAACCAGTTCATCACTGTCGTCATGTTGGTGCCGCCAATGTCTTTGTTGTAGATGAGCACCGCAGAAATCCCGATATCCCCGTTAAACTCATTTGCTGCGTAGCTGGCACCAATTCTCAGAGTTCGGGAGTTTAGCGCCCTGGCTGGCATTGTAGCCGGAGTGAATCCAGGGGCTTCAGTCTCCGACATAGTCCAGGCCCCGACTGTAGGTACGGTAGAAATAATGCCACCAACAACCCCGTAATCTCCCACACCAAAGGAAGATATATCACGGGACGCCTGGGTTGTACCATTCGCGCTTGACTGGGCGTAGAAACGCAATGATTTCGTAGTGGATATGTTTTCCAGGAATGCATCACCACTGATCAGGCCGCCAGTGTCTTTAAAATAGTTGGATGTGATTACGCCAGTCGCAGCCGGAACTTTGGCAATAGCCACAATAGTTTGCGCAGCACTGGGTGCGATTTGCGTATCAAAGTACCCTCTGTTGACGCTCAGAAGCGCGTATTTAGGGTCTGTAAAGTCAGGCGATAAACCAGAAAGTAATGGCAGCGAAGGATTAGCAAAATTGTGTAATGGGTCCGCATTTCTGGCCCCCACGAAATAAGAGCCCACAAGCCCGTCAGTTACCGGCACGTTCGCCATTACATCAAAAAGCTTAAAATCATCCAACTTTGGATAAACCAGCGTGTTTGGTAAAACGATACCCCTTAATTTAACCGGCATAATTATTGCTCCAGGATATGACTATTGAGTTGATTGAGAAGAAAACGAGCGCCGACATTACTCAGGTGAAGGCTATTCAGCCACAATCCCTGCGCGTTAGATTTTGTCCAGGCGGTATTCATAAAGTCATACAGAGAATAAAATTCAACGCCTGCGTTAACAGCAACATCACGCATGATGTCGCGATAATCAGTTAGCGGGTATGTCCCAGTGGCATTGGACTGCGACGGAGCCACCATGATAATTGCAGCATCAGGGATAACCGCTTTCCATGCGTTGAGCCACCATGTCAGGCCATCCCTGAATCCCTGCAGCGGCACATTCGTCCGGAAATCGTTAGTGCCGATAATCATTATCAGAATGTCTGGCGCAACGACTGAGGCTGTCTGAGGTAAATAGCTCAACGTCTTGATGTACTGGGGTGCAGTAATGCCGCCGTTACCCATTTTATCAATCTCCACGCCATTACCGGTACCCTCTGCGTAAAATCCATAAATTACAGTGGTACCGGTATTTCCGGTCAAATCGATATTGAGCGTGGTTGCAGTTGAGATGTTCAACCCAGAGATGGTGATGCTGACAATTTTATTTGTACCGGCCCCCGTAACAACGACAGGTGCCCCCCCGTTAACGGAATAGCGGAATGTACCCGTTCCGTCGTAATAAAAAATCTGAATCGACGTATCGAAAAAATTACTTAGCGACAGTGTTGCTGCGGTACCAGTAGCGTAAATGTACTGCCCGTCCATTGAAGTCGGGTACGTGGGGTTGATGTTGGTCGATGCATCATAAATAGACCAACCATCTCGTGTTAACACTATCCCGTTCAACTGGTTAGGGTTATCAATATTGAGCTGAATCCAGCCATCTCCTGACTTACCGTATTTTGCATAAAAATAATCAGCAAATACCTGCGGGATAGTGCTGTGCTCTGTCCATGAGTCTCCTGTGAATCCTATTTTTAATTTGCTGCTAATCCCGATATCCAGCTTCGCCTTTTTGGCTCTGAACTGCCACGCAGTTGAACCACTGGTATAGAGTGTTCGTTCAAGTAGCGTGCGACTGAATTCATCTACAGTCATAAGTCCACTCAAAAGGTCCTCGTGCAATGCAACAGCATTAAGCTTTCCATTCTCCAGCCACACGGGAACATTTTTATTATCGTCAACAAACAAAGGTACTTTTACAGGGTAATCGGTATCTGATACATCCCGGATGTCATCATCTAATGCAGATGCATTTAGCTTACCCTTTTCCAGCCAGACCGGAACATTCTCATCGTCATCAACAAAAAGTGGAATTTTATTCGAGTTGTCAGTATCTGATACATCCCGAATATTAGGTGAGAGTGCGACTGCGTTTAGCTCCCCTCCCTCCAGCCACACGGGAACATTTTTATTATCGTCAAAAAACAAAGGAACCTTTTGCGGAGTGCTACTTATATCTGGAATTATTTCATCAATGTATTCTTGAGACGGCATTTTACGCCCGGTAGCCTCCAGCGTACCGCCGTTGTTGATGTACTCGTCTGCCAGCGAACTACCGTCAGCACTGCGCACATACGTTGTGCTGCCCTCGGGAATATTGGCAATATCATCCTGAGCGGCGGCCAACGTCATATACTGGCGGCTCAGGGGGATCAGGTTCTGGCGGGTTTCCTCAATTTCGTCTTCATTTTTCTTTACAAGCCCCGCCCAGGTCGGCTGCATTTTCCCGGTTCGGGTTTCAACTTCCAAATCTTCGCTATTAATCATAATATCCTGAACCTGGTTATCATCCCAGATGTCAGGCATAGCAGAAGACGGGACTGGGTTACCCGTTTTATATAAAGCCATTATTTTACCTCAGGTATATTCAGGCAGAACGATACCAACCCATTAGTTTTACGTAGGAGTTGGTAATATTTAATGCGGTACCACTACCCATGTTTTCGGTATTACCGGAAACACCATGACTGTGGGAACCTAAGGCAACGCTGTGGGTATGCGCCCCACCCGTTGATGTAGTGCCAAAATCAGTACCGCCATTAGAGCCCACCGCCTGATCTGAACCACCTTGTTTCTGCATTGAGCCACCCCAGCCGTGCGAGTGGTCACCCTGGCTGTCGGTAGTTTTTGTGCCCAGATCAACTGAAGATGCAGTTCCGGTAATACTCAATGCCTGCGCAGGTAAGTTTGCCTTGGCAAGAGATACCGTATCCGCGCCCCCCGTATCCAGAACATCCGATCCGTCCTGAAGCCCAAGTCGGATTGTTTTGTTTTCTCCGATATAATTCCAGGTTGTGCCAGGGAAAAGCGCGTTGGGGTTTTTGTTCTGAGCGAAGAACAACACCGCACCCACCGGGTATCCATTGCCGTATCAGTCGGGGCGAATGCCATAATGAATGCATCAGCCACGTTCGGTGACGGAACATCACGCTTAGCGAGGTCTTTCTTGCTCTCCACCATTACGCGACCATTCTTGTCAAAATCACGGTGCGGGGTGGTAAGTTCCAGCTTGAGCTTTTCCAGCAGCGGACAGGATGAGTCAATGCTAATCAGCTCATCTACCGGGTACTGCTCGCCGTTCTTTACCGCGTTGAAGGTGTTACGGAAGCGATCCGCTACCAGCCACCAGGCTTGCGCTTTGAGGTTGGCGAAAAAATCCTTGTTCGGGATGCCAATATATTCGTAGTCCGGCTCATTCACACCAGCGCCAGCATTGAAACGCTGATAGTTGATGCGGGATGCATTCATGTTTTCGCGCTTACGATCCTCATTAATTTCTGAGAATTTCGCGCCAGCAGATGCCCCAACGCCGATTGAGTCGTAGACGATATCAGCATCACGCTCCAGTGCCGCCTGATAGGTACGCTGGCAGCTCTTCAGCAATTCGTCTTCTTTCGCCTTCCACTCATCCGCCCAGTACACGACGGAGCCGTGACGATAGACGTTAGCGCACTTATCGGCGCCGCTATCAGCAACGTCGAAGCCAATACGCTTGCGCCCGCTCGGCTCGAAATTAAGGACTTTATGGGCATCAACGGCCGCCTCAATCCATGACAGCTTGATAATGGCCGCATCATCATCCGACTCTGGCACGCCTTCGTAGACATGCTTAAACCCATCCGGATCCCGGCGCTTAGCGGCTTCGATAACCTTCAGCATAGTGTCGGACAAAAAGGGGTTTTCATCGTAGTTGATTTTGCGTATCAGCGTATCTTCTGGCGGATCGACCACAAAGTTACGCCACACGAAATCAGTCACCAGTCCGGGGTTAAAGATAAACCAGCACTCTGAGCCCTCTTTACGGATGGTAGGCTCCAGTATCTTCCACTGGTATTCCGTCAGCGCGTGGGCCTCTTCAAGCCACAGAACGCTGATACCTTCCAGAGACTTAATCTCTTCAATGTTGCGCCAGAGCCCATAAAAGACGAATTCAGACCCGGTCACCCGGTTAATGATTTTGTTGTTCAGAATGCGGAAACGATGCCGCAGGCCAAAGCGGTCAATCTGAATTTTGAGCAGGGTATACACCGACTCTTCAATTTTGTTCTGGATCTGACGTGCACAACAAAAGCGCAGGCTGTATTTATTCGACAGAAATATGGCTATGCCAGCGGCATCCCACGATTTTGACGATGACCGGCCACCATAAAGCACTTTGTTACGCGCCTGCGTCGTCCAGAAGCTACGCAGGACCGGATTCAGCGTCGGTTTGGATGTCAGAGTAGAAGTCATTGAGGTCACGCTCTCCGTTGCCATCATCAATACCTGCATCACGGCGAAGACGATCGGCCTCCAGCGACACCTTATCAGTAGCAGCCTTGCGATAGTCTGTATCAGCAAATATTTTGCCTACCGTCGCAAGCGTGCCGACGATGGACTCAATACGAACGGTATTGCGCATCATCGCCTTCTCGGCGGCGCTGATATTTTCCATCAGCACCTTTCTTTCCTGGTCCCCTTCAGCATCGTCCATTTTCGTTATCCACCGACCTATATTCTCTGCGGCAACAAGGTTATTGGCGCGAAGGCGAAACAACTCATCTTCGAGCGTCAACGCTTTGGCGTCCTCTATAACCTCATCTTTCAGGAGAAGGCGGCGAGCATAGCCGCCGTGTTTTAACGCCTGCTGGTTGCCGGGCTGGAATGGGTTGGTTGGGGGATCGGTACGCACTCCGCGTATCGGTTTCGTATCTGGTGGGGGTTCAGCTTTTGGTTGTGCGCATTTTTGCGTACCGCCAGAACTGACGGGCTTCTCGGTGGTACGCACCTTTCCTTTTTGCGTACCGGTTTGCGTACCATTTTTGCGTACCTGCGTACCGGCCTTGCGTACCCAGCCAAGCTTTTTAGCCCTCTTCCTGATAGCCCCTTCAGTAACGCCGTATTGCTCACCTATATCACGGAGACTAAGGACTCCGGCCCGGTATGCCGACTCGATGGCCTCCCAGTCCGGTGTTGCCATAATTTTGTCCTCGCCTTGACATTATCGAAGCCACTCGTTGAATGGCTCCTGTAATGCCCAATAAAAAAGGCCGCATCAGCGACCTTAGTCTTTGTATTTTTTATTCGAAACCTTACTGGTTCAGTCATGTATAGAACCATCCTAATACACCAGTAATAATTGCAATAACGATAAACGTGATTGCTGTTTTACGCATTAGTACACCGTAAAATGCCAATGACATCCCGATACACAGAACTATCAAAACTGGCCACATGCTGAGCAAAAGCAATAAGTAAGCGTCGATACCGCTGTGAATAATCATATTTACCCCAAAAATACGACAGTCTGGCCTTCCATAGCTTTTACACTTCATCACATGAGATCATGTAACCGTCCTTAGTGTAATCGGACATTATCACAGGCACTCAGTGAATGCCTATTCAGCCGGGATGATATCGATGAAATACTCTTTACCCTGCTCAAACTGTTCTGCCGCTGCGGGGTTAGAGATGACCATCTGCAGTTGACCGCTAGGGGTATACTTCGACCAAGTTTCGTTCTCCGCACTGCCGGTCGTTACCGCCATCATATTAACGACAGCAGTAGAGTTGTCTGGCGATTTATTGATGCTGTTACATTGAAATTTTGCACGTACAGTCATTGGAACTCCTCGGTTAGTAAAAAGCCCCGCTATTGCGAGGCGATTCTTGTAGCGGCTCTTATCTCAGCGCAGCCCCTTACTGCGTGCGGATGTAGTCCTGCTACTGGCTGATTGCCCGGTAGTAGGCCTGCCAGCGGTATTTATCTAAACGGTAGATTTCCGGAAGTTGTGCTTGCGGGGCCTTGCCACCAAACTTATGGACCCACCGACTAACGGAAGAACGTGAAATACCTAAGAGAGATGCCAGCTTTGACTGATTTCCGGCGATCTTGATTGCTTTGTTTAAACCGGTCATATGATTTTCCATGTGTTGACTAAACATCAACAATTGTTGCCAAAGAATCACCACATGTCAACAGCCAATGCAATTGTTTTTGTTGCCCTAAGGCTTACAATTAAATCCATGACAAAAAACGACACTAGCAATAACAGCCAGGTTGCAGAGCGGCTTACGTATCTGATGGAACAAAATCACCTATCCCAGTCAGACATGGCGAGAATTGCCGGGGTTAGCCGTTCAGCAGCGAACAGATGGTTTTCCAGGGGGAGTATCAGTAAGGATTCTGCCGCTAAAATTGCAGCTGCTACGAACACCTCACTTGCCTGGATACTTACGGGAGAGGAAGCGAAAAATGATGGATTTACCGAAGATGAGTTAGCGCTTATTGAGGTTTACCGAGAACTGCCACCAATCGAAAGGCGCAACATGCTTGCAGCGTTCCAAATGCGTCTGCAAAAACTCAAAGATTTTTACTCTGATCATGTTGACCCATCCACCAGAGAAAAATAACTCTTCATATATCATCAAGATACCGCCAAATGGCGGTATTTTTTTGCCTTTAGTGTAACCCATAGGTTGACATGTGTATCCATAATGACAACAATCATACCCATCGACACAACGGTGCGATAGGTTAAACGTTCGGTTGGCCGCCATAAGGCTAAGAACCAACAGGCTTTGCAATGCGGTGAATGCGGCTATGCGCACGCGGTTCAGTTAAAGCGGTACAACAACGGTCATTCATGTTGTGGGGAAAAAGCAGGCCGATACCAGTTGTTAACTGGCTGGTATCACCGGGAGGCACCCGGCACTGCATTGCAAGGTCTGTTGGTACTCAAATTCACATGACAGTGAGGGGTAGCAAATGATCCGTGAACATGAAGTATCTGCGTGGCACCGGTTCTGCATAAAGGTTGCTCTGCTTGTGGTTGCAGTCGCATGGGTAAGCTTTGAATTTTGCTGGGGTGCCTCATGAGCAAAAATGGCATTCGTTCCCTGGTTATCGCGCTGGCCATCGGATTGGTTTTCTGGGGCGGGCTGGCTGTCGAAATTATGTATATCAAAGGGGTGTTCAATGGCTAGTTTACCGAAACACAATCCTCAGGTGCTGGCAGCTCAAAGTAAGCTCGCTATTGCGCAATATATTGGTAACGGCGGAATGTGGGCTCAAGCCATGGCGTCAATGAAAGATATTCACGAGACAGCAAAGCACGAAGAAGACCGGATGTTTTGCGGTCGTGTAGATATGCTATCAGACCTTAATTTTCGTGATGTCGCTTTAAATTATGACATGTACGGAGATTTAATTTTCGTCAATGCTGATTCGCTTACCGCTCAATATAAAGTTAATACCGAAGTTACGTTTTAATACCAACTAATTTAATTAATGCCTTAAACGGCAGGCATCCACACACCTTAACACAGGAATAAATATGGAAACCGAAACTCATAACTGCTATGGCTGCGGCGGCTCCTTCGCACGCCAAGAACTTCAATACCGCCCTTCTGGTAAAGGTGCATATCGGAAAGAAAGATATTTCTGTCCAGTATGCAACGAGAAAGAGAAGCAGAAAAACATTCTGGCTAACTCTATATCTACGTTTCGTAAATCTTTGCCTTCACAACCGGGCTACATGAGCCATAAACGCTGGTAGGTGGCAAATGATAATAACATCTAACCGCATCCCTCTACATATCAATGAAAGGGCCTCACAGGTTCTGGGCTTGTATGACAGCGGAAATATAAAGCCATGTCGAATCAAATGCGGGAATTTAAGTTTAAAGCTCGGCAGGAAATGGCGCTTGTTATCCAGAAATAATGGAAATTGCTGGGAGGTAATGAGCCATGAAAAATATAACCAAATTAAAGACAGGAGATAACCATCATGAAAGTTGAGTTCAACGATCAGGGAGCAACCGCGACCGCCACTATCACCAGTACGGTATTCGAGTTCCGACGTCATAATCGCGCAGTCGAAACAACGTTATTCCTTTCTCCTGGCGTTCGTGCCAGCAGGAGCGGCTTCTTTATCTTGAAAACGGTGATATCTGGCAAAGTCATTCATGTACTGCGTGCGTACAAAACGCTTCAGGCGGAGGCTATACGATGAGCAACCAAAACAGAGAATTAACCCTAGAGGCGTTTCGTGCAGAGATTAAAGCTCAGGACGTTGATCCACTGGATTACGCCTTTATCTGTCCCGCATGTAACACCGTTCAAAGTGCACGGTGGTTGATTACCGCTGGAGCCGGGAAAGACTTTGAAGAGGTGCAGGGTGTACTGGGATTTTCCTGCGTTGGTCGCTTCACGGGTGCTGGTAGTGGCCGTATTGAAGGTAAAGGCTGTAACTGGACGTGCGGCGGTTTATTTCAGATCCACAAGCTGACCGTGATCACCCCGGACGAAAAGAAACACCCTCATTTTGAAGTTGCAAGCCAGCAGCAAGCACACGAGTTACGCATAAAACTGGAGGCGCGCCATGTGCCAGGCGCTAATTCTTAAATACTCAAACGCCGACCCTGAGCAGCTGCTTGGCGTCATCCCTCTGGAAGAGGTTGCCGAACTGATGCGGCTACGGATCCATCAGCAGGTTCAGAATGAGGTCGAGTCCGAACTGATGGACCGTGTTGCAACCGCGGAGGATGAAGCCAGTGAGGCAGAAGGACGCGCAGACGACTGGCAGCAGGATGCGGAATGGCTGTACCAGTCCATCAAGGAAGCCTTAGATCAGGACTGGGAAACCGCGAAAGAAACACTCAGAAGTGCGCTTAATAATTCACAAGCAGGTTAATTCAGTTCAAACAATGCGACAGCACACTGCATGATTTCCAATAATCAACATTAAGCCGGGACACTGATTATAGTTTCCCGGCCATGAGGTTATTTATGGCCGATATTGCTCAAGAAGATGAATGGGTAATGGAAAAAGGAATTGTAGCGAAGATGTATATGACTCCTCGGCAAATTAAATCCTACCGGGAAGGAAGGTGGGTAGAAGGTGTTCATTACAAGAAGCACTCCCCTAACCCTCAAGCCACTGAAGGAAGGGCAATACTTCTCTACAACTATACAAAAATTAACAGGCTTGTTGGAGATGCGTGATGGATATGCCTGTTGGCGTGGAAGTTCATGGGAAAGGAATCAGAATTAGCTTTTTGTATCGCGGAGTGCGTTGCAGAGAGGTTTTGAGGGGATGGGCTCCATCAAATAGTAATATCCGAAAAGCAGGTAATCTTCGTGCATTAATTGTCAGTGAAATACAGTCAGGGAATTTTAATTATGCCAAGCACTTCCCTGACTCTAAAGCCATACAAAAATTCACAACTACGCAAATGATCCGCACGTATGGCGAGCTGTGCGATACATACCTTAAAGCAAAGAAGCTTGAAGTATCCTTAGCGTCATATCGCGGTATAGCCTCCAGATTAGAAACCCTGAAGACCGTGGTCGGAAGCAATACCCATATTGCAGACATTCAGCATAGTGACCTGCTGAATTATCGGAATCAGCTACTGACCGGCGATTCAGTATCACCACACTCCCCCTGGCTTAATAAAACAGGACGGGCAGTATCCACCGTTAACGGGCTGATGAACACGCTAACGGAGATGCTTAAGCTGGCCCAACGCAGTAACTTCATCAGCCACACACCGCATGAAGGTTTAAAAATGCTGAAGCGGTCGCGTAAAGAGCCAGATCCGCTACTGCATGACGAATACTACGCCTTCATCCAAGCGCTGCCACCTCCTGCAGCATTATTATGGACAGTAGCAATCCACACGGGACTTCGTCACGGCGAACTGTCAGCGCTTGCATGGGAAGATGTAGACCTCGAACGAGGAGAGATCCACGTTTGTAGAAACAAAACCAACGAAGGGCTATTCGTCCCACCTAAAACTGACGCAGGTAATCGGACTGTCACCCTATTACAGCCTGCAGTGGATGCGCTTCGGATTCAGTTTCAGAAAACAGGGGCACTCCGCAAAACAGAAATCACGTTCAACCACCGGGAATATGGTTTAACTGAGCAGCAGAATTTACGGTTTGTCTTTATCCCGGGCGCTCGTTCCCGGACAAAGGCCATTAGTTTCAGCAAGTCCTCCCTGGGCTACAGTTGGGACGCCGGTTTAAAGAAAGCCGGCATAAGACCTCGCCGGCCTTATCAGTCTAGGCATACGTTCGCTTGCTGGTTATTAACGGCCGGAGCGAACCCGTCATTCATTGCCAGCCAGCTCGGGCACGAAAATGCCAAGATGGTTTATGAGATTTACTCAAAATGGATCGGGGGAATGGACCGTAACCAGGTAGAAATGCTGAACAGCACTTTGCCAACCGCTGTGCCCCATGGGTGCCCCAAAGAAAAAATTAAGAAAATTAATTTAAAGTAGTTCAATGGGATGCGGTTAAGCTGGATAATATGCATGTATTTATGGCAGTACTGGGAACAATTCTGTTCTTTGGTTTTCTTGCCGCGTATCTAAGCCACAAATGGGATGACTGATGAACGACGATAATCCCCACCCGTAACCGCCCCCTGCTGCTGATTGCACCAGGGGGCGTTCCGCTTTTAGCTTCCCGATCATAGCTTTCGCTTCATTATGAGAAATTCACGCCTTCCGCTATGCCTGGGGCCCCGATTGCAATGAAGGATCGTCACTTTACATTCATACAGCGGGTGTAGATTATTCAGCATTATTCGCGATATCGGATTCCTTGCCAGTGAAAACCTATATAGCTATTCCGTTGCTAGCCTTTTTTCTCACATGCATCGCCGGACTATTTTTAAACAGACCCTCCTCGCGGATTATTCAAGATAAATGCATGTCGTTCGATGGCGTAATGGCATCGTGCATGACAAAGCACTACAGCCCCCATCACCGCTTCTCTTAGAGGGACATCGGTATTGCGCCCCCTCGCTGCGAATCAGCAGAAATATCACTCAGGTCAACACATCGCTTTGATGGCCTCGCGGCCAGGTTTTACGCATGGAATATTCCGGTTTAAGGTGTGTAGCGAAAGGGAATTATTGATTCTCCATAAAATATTCACATTTTTGGTTTGCAATTGAGGCTCGCCAGTTCAGGAGCTATTATGAAAAAAATTATCCTTGTCATTTTTGTGCTCTGCGCAGCCGTGTCTCTTTCCGGATGCATCCTTCCGCCTGGAGGCCCCGGAGGAGGACCCGGCGGTGGTCCTGGCGGTGGACACTTTCATGGGCCAGACCTCCGTTAAGGTGTTTATTACAGCGATTAAAACAGCCACCGGAAGGTGGCCTTTTTAACCGCAACAAAGGCTATCAACTGAATGTGAAAACCGGCGACATCAAGTCTGACTTCTCCCGGGAATGAGGGGCTAAAAGTGTCAGAAGGCCTATGGGTTTATCAGGAAATGACCCGGGGCGGTATCAGCGGTTGCTTCAACAGAATGTTTGCGCCGATCGCCAGCGCCAGAAAAACGTCAACCCGCTGATATTGTGTTTTATTATAAAAAAGTGAGAGTTATACGTTATTTAACTATTAAGACGCCGCTGGCTCGCAGAATAGTCCCCTCTTAACCGCTAAAAAGTGTGACATTGATCAAACTCAACAACATAGCAGGCTCAAAGGCGTATTTATATTACGTCCGTTACCAGGGCCCGGCCTTGTACATAATACGGTTTTTTTGATGCACAGAGAGAAAGAGGAGAAATACCCATGGTCACTTATGATCGTAACCGCAATCCTATTACCAACGGAAGCCAGGTGATGATTAATGGGACAGGTAAAACGGGTAAAATTGTTGCTATCCACTCCAATGGGCTCACACCCGCCCAATTACGTCGCAGCAAAACCATTGAAGTTGAAGGGAATGAAGGTAAGTTCGAACCCGTTGAACTGATCCGTCTTGGCCTACACTAAAGACGGCAATGCCGCTGCGGCACCGGCAACTCAATATCTGGCAAGCTCATGCAGAACAGATATTCAGCGAACAGTACCGGAACGGCATTTTTGTCCCCTGCCTGACTTGCCGATATCACCTTCTGTCTGGCACGCATTCAGCAATGCGGCCTCATCACGGCTCACATTTCCAGAGAGTATTTTGTACTCCACTCCCCTTCGGCAAATTCGGGTTCATATTTGCACTATGGAGATAGACTGCTTTTGATTTTCCATACTGCTGACAGGCTTTAACGGCCGTAGAATGCAAACTATCGAGACCGTTCCACGCATCAGCCTGAATGCTGACCTTGTCACCATCGTTATACTGGACTGCTGCGCACCCTGATAGCGTTCCTGTGAGTACAATACCCAACACCGCCTTCATACCTTTCAT